TGCCTTCCATCATTATGAGTCTAAAGAAGTAAAGGACTCAGGTAACAATTTTATTGTATTAAAAAAGGGACTTGAAGTCCCTTCTGATTATTCTATTACATTCTATGATGGTGCTATGGGTAAGATGAGAACCATCACAGATACAAATGTAGGTGTTACCAACTATGAGTATGAAACAAGAATTCAGGATGATAAGAGAACTATTTACTTGTTAAGACCTGATCTTATTCAAACTGTCATAAGAGAAATGAAAGAATTGATGAAGTATAAAGATGGTAGCACCCAATTTGTAAATCGCCAACTAGTGAAAGGGGAAAATATTAACCTATTTTAAAAGACTATAATAGGTTGCAATTACGAGGAGGGTGAGACACCCTCTCTCATAAGTCCATTTCATGAGTCAGCAAGTTTTGCGAAGTAAGACATAGCGTCATCATCATCGTCAGAAGCAGTGGGTGCTGGGTCAGGAGTTTTTGATGCTTGGTAAGAATCTTCAAGCTTCCTGAGCACTTGCTCTTCTGTGACAGACTTCTGTTCTGCTGCTGCGTAGTTATCATATTCAGTTTCCTCTGCTTGTGGTGCTGGACGTGTTGATTTCTTTCCAAGTACATAATCAAGACGCTTCTTCAGTTCATCATAGGTCTTGAACTGATCAGCAGCAGTAAAAGCACTGAGTGAATACTGCTTCTTCCAGATACCCTCAAGGGCATCATCATCATCCAGGAGAGGACCAGGACGATCAAACTCAGAGGAATCATAGTTCCAGTAACCAGCAACCTTCTTCAACTTCAGTTTGAAGTTAGCACCTTGCCAGAAGTCAAAAGGATTGATAGGAGTCTCATCCTCAAACTCAGGTTGCATAGCAGCCATGATCTTATCAAAGATCTTCTTACCAAACTTGTAGAGGAACACACCTCCTTCATTCTGTGGGTTGGCAGGATCTTTGACAACATAGATGTTGGCATAGAAGGACAGTTTGCGCTTTTGCTTACGCACAGTGTCCTTATCAGATTCATTCCCACTGTTCCAAAGTTCCCTGTTCAGTTCTCCTACAGGGTCTTTTCCTCCCACAGTGGTCAGGGAGTTTTCAATGTACCATCCACCAGGTCCTTGGAAGGCATGAGAGAAGAGTTTTACCCAAGGAAGATCTTCTCCTTCAGGAGCAGGGAGGAAGCGAATAACTGCATACCCATTACCTGACTTGTCCATTTCTGGTTTCCAAAGGCGTTCATCTGCACCTCCACCAGTATTGTTCATCTTCTCTACTTCCTTCACCAACTTGTTGGTCAGTGAACCAAGGGAAGACTGCTTCTTAAGGTCTTTAAAAGACATTGTATTCTCCGTATTAGATGTATTTGGTCTGTGTCCTTTAGCTTGGTAGAGGATCAGGCAGCCTCAATATAGGATATTTATATGGGGAAGTCAACCCTCTCTTTGGATGGTCTTCTTCATGTTGGCAATCATAGCATTCATATTAGAGAACACTGTAGCCAGGTCAACATCTGCAGGAAACCCAATCATTGTTGCCTCCCTCATGATGTTTTCTTTCATCTCCTTTGCCTTTGGATCATCAGACAAACTGAGTCTGGTATAAAGAATCTTTTGTTTATTCAAAAGGTCTTCAAGCATTTCTACATGCTCAAGTTTCTCTGCATTGTTCATGGAGTGAAACCTAAAGACACTGTTATAGATTTTTTCTTGGAGGTCAGTAATATCCTGCATCTCCTTCTTAACAAATTCTGATTCGAAGAAACTCATACTACTATACTCTTAAGAATTTTTCTATACTTAATAACATCAATATGTAGGAAGGAATCATACTTTGACATTCTCATGGAAAGAAACTTCCACACAGGATCATCAAGTTTTTTGTCAAAGTTATTTTTGAATCCTATAATCTTATTTAATAGGACAAGGGATTCAAGAGAAATATTCTTACCAAGATGTTCCTTCACAATTAAAGGATGTTTTGTACCTTCAATGTGGAACATCTCATCAAAGTTCTTACCAGCAAAGACATTCTCAATCTCAGACTTGAATGTATAACTCAGAGACTGAAGTCGCTTCTTCCAGTCTGTATAGTTTTGTTCTCCATTTCTGACGATCTCTCCAATCCAGAGAGACTGCGGATCATCACAACTAACAAAATTACTAACAAAAAACTCAACCACTTCTGCATCGTCTTTCTGCCTGCTCAATTTTTCAAAGAAGTATCTGTCACGTCTTTTGTAGAAACTTTCCAAAGAAGCACGTGACTTGCCACCATACCTATGGTAGTCATACTTCTCTTTTGTAAAGTGGTTTTTTAAACCAAGATAAGATTTGTAGGCATCAAAAGGAGTCACCTTGGGAATCATAATGGGAGTTTAGCATGACTAGTTTTCTTGAGGAGGTTCAGTTCCATTGCCTCACACTTCAATTTTTCCTTCAGGGGTTTGGACATCAACTTGGGAACTGATTCAATGTCCACACTATTCTTCTCACAGAAGAATACAATTGCATCAATGTATGACATGTCTTTATTGTCATGCGCAATCTTCTCTATCTCTTCAGCAAATTTCTTTGAAGAGTAAAACTTATTTTCAATAAGTTTATTGATACTGTCTTCAGTTGACTGCGGCATAATCATGCAATTTATATTCAACAAACTCTCTAATATATTTTGAGAGTAAATTGATGTACTTTCTCTTGTCGTATTCCTCATAAACTTCAACCTCGCCATTTTCACATGACATAATAATTACAAACTTCTTCACCATTATACCAGTCATCTCATATAACATGCAAGCATAGGCTGCACATTGTACAAAGTGACTGTCAATCCATTGTCTTGGTTTAGGTTTCTTTGCTGTCTTGAAATCAATGATAGCAAGTTCACCTTCATACTCAGCAATACAATCCACACTACCAGCAACACCTAGTTCATAACTGAATAGGGATTGTTCAATAGCATGTACATTATCTATCTTGTCCAGTGTAGGTTTTGCCTGGGCAAAAAGGTATTGCGAAAGTGGTTGGACTCTAGGTAGTGGCTTGTTGCAAAGATGATGCTCAGCCAGAGTATGCATGTCTGTGCCCCTAGATGTCGCCTGTTTGGTGACTCTGTTTGCTTCTTCATTTCCTACCTTTGCCCTCCACTCTCTGAAGATCTCACGTTGGTAATGACTAATAATAGAGGTGATAGATACTAGTTTCTTCCCATTGGGAGTATCATAGTATCTAACACCATCAATAGTCTCTCTAGTGAGAGTAGGGTAATCAATTTCAACGTGATTAAACATTACATACCTAGTTCTGTTTTTGCTACAATGTATTCTTTGACCAGTCCACTTCTACAAATGTCCTCTGGTCCAAACTCTACCATACCAAATGAGGGCATGTTCTTAAGAATACGAATGAAATCAATGATTCCATTCTTCTCATGGTTCTTAACCAAATCAGTTTGAGTAGCATCACCACAGAAATGAATCTTGGTGTTCTCACCTACCCTAGTAATGATTGAATCAAGTTCATGAAAGTTCAGGTTTTGGAACTCATCAATGATGAGAATTGCATTATCAAAGGTTGTACCTCTGATGAATGATGTGCTCCAGAAACTGATGGTGCCTTGTGCTTTTAGATTTGCATAGAGCATTTCAAAGGCATTGTCATCAGGCATCTCAAACATATATTTTACCATATTCTTATAAGGAATCTGGTAGATGTCTGATTTGTCTTCATGGTCACCAGGGAGGAAACCAATCTCTCTGGTGGGCACAAGAGACCTTACAATGTAGATCTTGTCATAAGGTGTCTTTGTATCTAGAACATCCTGGAGTGCATTGTAGAGTGTGATAAAGGTCTTACCAGTACCAGCACATCCATAAGCAACAGTATGTTGATCTTTTGCGTACTCATCAAAAAACAATTGTTGATTTTCTGTGAGTGGTTCAATCTTCTTGATGTAATCAAGATTGATTGGTTTCTTTCTTTTCATAACTCTATTGCTCATTCCAAATGGCACTGGATTACCAGTGCTTCCAATTCCTGTTTTTGATTTTCTTGGCATGTTAGTTAGTCTACATCAAAGGCAGATTGGGTGGAAGATTCATAGGATCCTCTCTTTGCTAAACGTCCAGAAATGCCTCCAGACTTTTCAGCTTTCTTAAGGACTTCTCCCCATCCAGGATTTTTATTGACAAGTTTATCTCTCCATTCACCAACTTCAATCCCCATGCCTGGTGAATTTTCAGGAGTAAAATATCTTTCCCATTTAGGATTGTCCTCTTTCCACTGATCCCAATCATGGATGCTCATTACTACATCCTTCTTTTCACCAGTTTCTTTATTAAGAACAGGGTATGTTGCCATAAGTTTCCTCTGTTGTGTGTTTATTTATTAAGACCAGTCAAGTGCCTGTGAAATCACAGGGAACTGCTCTACAAAGATTGCCTTACATTCATTAGCAAGATCCATGTGTTCCTTCTGTGTACCATTAGCAGATCTCAGATCAATATAATGGACCCATGATCGCACTGAGCCACTCATGTACATTCTGGTTGGAACACACATTGGAAGCACATTACGAGCACACTCCTTTGCCACACCTCTTTTAAGCATCTGCTGATACAGTGCCATAGAAGAATCAAACAGAGTCTGCATTTGAAGTTCCAGATTCTGTTTATCAAATGGATCTAAATCATCTGTACTATTCTGACGATTCTTAGTGTCCTGACGTCTCAACTCTGGAAGAGGGATCTTTTCCATAAGCAAAGATGAGTCAGCATACCTTTGTGAAAATTCTTGATATGTGAAGCTCCTATGACGCAGCACTTGAGCCGCAATGGCTCTGGTAGTTTCCAACTCAATGGTCATGAATGCCTGCTCAAAGATGCTCCAATGCTTGTGCTTGATGCAATACTTGATAAGACCTTCAAAGGAATCATTGCCCTGGTTAGAGGGGTTACTCACTCTGGCACAGTAAGCTATATGCTTTTCTGCATCTGGAGTAACTGAAATAAGTGTTGCTGTCATTTCTTCTCTGCTTTTCTAACTTGTTTGAGTGCTTTTACTTCTGTTTTAATCATTTGGTATGCATCTTCAGCAGTTATTCTGCCACCCATTTCCATGGCAGCAATAACCTCTACTCTTGTGCCAAAGTGTTGAAGTGCTCTTTCAAATGTGTCTAGTTCTTCATACATGTTTAGTCTGGGTAACCATCATCATCATTGAACACCTCATCATAGTCTGAGAGGGGCACATCATATTGAGTATCATATTTATATGCCTGTGGATCAGAATAAACTTCTGATTCCAACTCATCTACAATGAGTTTAAGTTTGGAGATAATCTTTTTTAGTTTATCCTTTTCCATAAAAAAATGGGAGGTTTCCCTCCCATCATATCAATATTCTGATTGTAAGTCAATCACTTGACATAGGATTGCCCTCTGTAGCAGAAGGTTCCATGCTTCTCACCATCTACCTTATGCACTTGGCACTCAACACCACGATACTTAGTAACATGGATTTGAGCATTGTGCAGAGCAGATGCAGCATCAATTTTATTCTTGATGAGTTGAAGTGTATTCATTGTAGGTACTCCTAAAGTAGTTGGATTTAAAACCCGTTCCTTTAGTCGTTTGCGTCCCATGAACATTCAGGTGTGGACTCTTGAATTACTTCAATAAGTTCAGCCTTAATTTCATTGCTAACATACTGGTCAGCATTAATACGACTGATTATATCAGCAGCATCAATGCAATGAATACCAGAATAGAGTAACAATTCAAACATGGGATGAACGCTCCGTTCCGCGACTTACTTGCGTCCCCTAAGGGATGAACGACAGGTCTAGTATAGACCTCATAATCTATATAGTCAAGTTTGTTTGTAAAGTGTGATACAATTTTATTATGCCTTAAGCATTCCCTGCTCTTTCAGGTTATGCAGTAGTTCTTTGAGATTGCCAATGTGTTTTGATCCAATGGCAACCTGTGGATATGTTGCATCTTCACCAAACTCTGCTTTAAATGCTCTCTCAGTGAAGTGTTGATTTAACCTATAAACTTTGATGTCAGCATGAAGAGCAGTAACTAGACTTACTGCTCTCTCACATTCTTGACTGCCATCTGAATAGATTATTGCTAACATTTTTCTTTCTTCTCCCAGTTGTCTATTTGTTCTTGTGTTGGGACAATGATTCTGAAGGCAAGACCTTCTTCCTCAAACTCTTTATTCATTTTTTCATATGTCTCTGGTGTGATCTTTTCAGTCACGCTGCCTCCAGTCATCAGTCTTTTCTTGATGAAACCATTCAACAATTTCATCTGCACTTTGGAACCCTGTTCTATGGTTAGATGGATCAGGGTCCCCCAGGTCCATCTGATTCATAAAATCATCCAGTCCCCCTTCTGGCATGTCAGGATTTCTAGCAGCTCTCCTTGCTTTCCTCAACATTTCAGCAGCAGACCTATTTGATTTTGCTAACTTGTTAGCCCAAATCATATCATCAAGATTTACCTCCTCACCTTTAACAATCCGTGAGCAGATAAACTCAAGTCTGAGCCTGTATTTTGTTGAAAGCATATGGATAACTCTCTTTTGTTTATTTATTTTAAGGGGTTGCCATCCTTATCTAATAGACCAAGTTTTTTAACTTGTGACATATTAGATTTCTCTTGTTTCTTTAGTTTTTTGTACTGCTTAATGAGTTTATCCACCTCACTTTTTGAGATGTTTACTTTTAACTGGTCTTCAGTTTCTGCAAATCCAAGACCTGCTTTCTTTGTTTCTTCTTGAGAGTCAACATATTCATTGATGACCTCTTGGATTTCATCTCTAATAATGGAGTTAATTTGTTTCTCCAGTTCTTCATCAGCATTCATTTCTTCTTACCACTACTATTGTTCCACAGTTTAGGACTTACTCTTCCCTCAGTTTGGTCAAATCTAATGAAGTCACCTTTGTATTTGTCATAGTAGTGGTCAAACAATTCCACTCTCTTATTACATACAGTGACGTCATATGCAACTTTGCCATCCTTTAGATACTTCACAAGGTATGAGGTATAAGGCAAGTCCTTATCATTTGCCTTTTCTGGATCACAATCTTCGTGTAACACAAGCACAGCTCCTGCCATTAAATTCTATCTCCCCACTTGATATCTGTGTATGCTTCTTTTACAATTTCTTTTTTGAGTTTATATTTTGACTCAAGGTTACCATCCTTTACAAGACAGATGATCTCTGCTTCATCAGGATGCAATCCCTCAAGCAATTGAATGAACATTGATTCTCTACGCAGGGATGAAAGAGAATCATTTCCTCCCTTTACAAAGTGATATAGATTCCTCCATTCTTTTCTAAGAGAGGTATGGTCTGTGCCCAAAGGTGCTTCATTCTTTTTGTAAGGAACTTCACCTTCAGGCATGACGCTGATTGCAGTATGATCAAAGTTCCAAATCAGTACAGACTTCAGAGCATCACATTCATATTGTTTAAGAACCTCAATCTTTTTTGCTTTGGTTCTTTGCTTGCTAACAAGTGCAAGGATCTCATGTAGGAATGGATTTGCTGGAAGTTTTGTAGATGTTGCCATGGTTTTTCAAATCAGTGTTGTTATTTATTCTTCTGTAGAGAAGTCTTCAGGGTTTTCAAATCTCACAGCAAGAATATCATCTGCTATGATCTGTCCATTTTCATCAAACATTTCTGGGTGTGTGGGAATGTATTGTGCATTCCTTTCATAGACATATTCTTTTACAAGATATCCTATTACACCACCAACAAATAAGAAAAGAATTGAAATGATTGATGAAAGGGTGAGGGTTACTGCTAACATTTTACTACTCTCCTGGATCCTTTTTTCTAAAGTCCAAGTAGAAGTTGAAATATAACTCTACCTCTCTTGAGAAGAAGGAGAGCAATTTTCCAAACCTTACTTGAAAAGTCTTTGGAACTGTTTTCTTCCTCCTCTTTCTTAATAGTAACTCAACACCACGATTGATGTGAGTTAAGTTACTTGTAGTTTTATTTAGAGGGTCTTTTCCTTTTTCTCCCTGGTTTCTTTTCTTGCTCATACTTCCAAGCATCCTGTAAAATCTCATACAAATAATTTCTTATCTTACGTGCTTCTGGTTTTCCAAGATGCCCATAAGCTTCTCTGAGTTGTTTATGTTGGGAATCATTACCTCCCTCCATATAGTCTTCAAGATCAAGAATAAGGGTGTTGATCTCCAGTGCAGTAGGTGAATTGATGAACTCTTCTACATCTCTCTTTGTTGCTTTTATACTTTTTAAGTATTCATACATGTTAAGCATGAACTTACCTTTGAAGGCATAATCAATTGTGTGTTCAACAACATCATACATTTGATAGAGTTCCCAACCTTTGTCCATTAAACCAGATCGTTTTCCTTCAGATATTTAACTGTTTCAGTACATCCACCAATCAATTCACCTTCCAACTTAACTCTTGGAAAGGTAGAACCTGTTCCAAACTCTTCATAAAACTCTGCTCTAGTAAAGTCTTGTCCAAGTTTGTACTCAATGAATGGTAGTTCTGCCAATGTTAACACTTGGATAACTTTTGTGCAATAGGGACATCCAGTCTTGGAGTAAACCTTATAAGTATCAAACATCAAATGTGCTCCTATATGATGGGTCTTTTTTTAATTTATCAAAATCATCCCAGGAACAAATACAAGTTTTGTATCCTGGGTATTTCTTGTCAACAATTTGAGAGTACACCATACATGTGGGGTAGTCTCCCTTAAACCATACTTCTTTTCTTTCGTGTATGACTACATGATCAGCCATGGTGAGGTTTGAATTCCTCCATGGGTTGTGATTTAGTCAGGTCTCTGCGTGATTGGTTCTTGATAATGATAAATGCATCTTTGTTGTACTTGCGAGTGCCAATTGGTGATTGCCACTTCTTATTGTACACCTCACCAACATCAATGCCAGAGACTGATGTGCCACCAATCTCTACATCAATTTCATCATTCTCAAGATCCCAACCAAGTTTTTCAATAGCACTACTAATGTCAATCATAGGATGTTACTAACAGGGACAAAATTGTTGTTGACTACTTCTTGCCAGTCATTCTCAAAGATCTCCATACCCTTATCAGTAAGGATATGATCATACATCTGTTCAAAAACTTTAGGTGGCATTGTGCAAATCTCAGCACCATTGTACCAGGACCTGATTGCACGCTGAACAGATCTGATTGAGGCAGAAAGAACTTGAGTTTTCATACCATGAATACGATACAGTTCAGAGATGCTTCTGACAACCTCCAGACCTGCCACTGACTGGTCATCCAGTCTGCCTACAAAGGGACTGACATAGGTTGCCCCTGCCTTGGCAGCAAGGACTGCCTGAGAGGCACAGAAGATGAGGGTGACATTGGTCCTGATCTTCTCTTGGGTGAGTGCCCTACATGCCTTCAGACCTTCCCTTGTACAGGGAACTTTGATTGTGGCAACACTACCAAATTTATCAACAAGTCTGAGACCTTCATTGTACATCTCATTGGCATCACCCATGACTTCCATGCTGATGTCAGGTACACCAATGTCTTTGATTTCTTGATAGACATCATCAGGAAGTCTTCCTGCTTTCATAATCAAGGAAGGGTTGGTGGTAACTCCATCAACCAATCCAGTTTCAAAATACTTTCTGATGGTATCAGTATCTGCTGTATCTAGAAAAATTTTCATTAAAAAAGAGGGTGGATACCCTCTAATTTATCATGAGTTATCTTGGTTGTAAAGTCTCTCTAGTTTATCCTTTGTGAGATCAACATACATGACCTCATCACCAGGAGCAGGTGCCTCTGGATGACGTGGTTTGGGTTTATTCATTTCCACATTGATGGATTGAATATTGGACCACATCATTGCAAAGGCAGCTCCTGCAATAATAGCAAAGCATACAAAATAAAAGAAAACTTCAAAACCATTCACAGTGCGTTACCTCTAGGAAGAACTTCTTCTGGGAATACAAACTGTTCGTGTGGTTGATCTACTGGTGCCATCCAAGCACGAAGACCTTCATTCAGAAGGATATTTTTCGTATAGAACGTCTCAAATTCAGGATCTTCTGACGCCCTGATCTCTTGTGATACAAAATCGTAAGCACGAAGATTGAGAGCAAGACCAATGATTCCAATAGAAGAGGTCCAAAGACCCATAACAGGTACAAACAGCATAAAGAAATGAAGCCAGCGTTTATTGCTAAAAGCAATTCCAAATATCTGGGACCAGAAACGGTTAGCAGTAACCATCGAATAGGTCTCTTCTTCTTGAGTGCTGTCAAAAGCTTTGAAAGTGTTTGCTTGTTCACCATCTTGATACAATGTATTCTCTACTGTAACACCATGAATGGCAGAAAGTAAAGCTCCTCCCAGAATACCAGCAACCCCCATCATATGGAAAGGGTTGAGTGTCCAGTTGTGAAAGCCTTGGAGGAACAGCAGAAATCTGAATATCGCCGCGACACCAAAGGACGGCGCAAAGAACCAACTGGATTGTCCCAAAGGATAGATGAGGAATACACTAACAAATACGGCAATAGGACCTGAAAAAGCAATCGCATTGTAGGGTCTGATTCCAATAAGACGTGCTAGCTCAAACTGTCTGAGCATGAAACCTATAAGTGCAAATGCACCGTGGAGAGCAACAAAGGCCCAAAGCCCTCCAAGTTGGCACCACCTGATGAAGTCGCCTTGAGCTTCAGGACCCCAAAGTAGAAGAAGAGAATGACCCATAGCGTCAGCAGGCGTCGAGACAGCTGCTGTAAGAAAGTTAGCCCCTTCAAGATAGGAACTAGCAAGACCGTGGGTGTACCAAGACGTAACAAAAGTTGTCCCAGTAAGCCAGCCACCAATGGCAAGATAAGCAGTGGGAAAAAGTAGTAGTCCAGACCAGCCCACAAAGACAAAGCGATCGCGTTTAAGCCAGTCGTCCAAGATGTCAAACCAACCCCTCCCTTGTTGTTGAGTTAATGTTGATGCAACCATGACTATTTAAAACCTCCATTTGATTTTTTCTTGTTTTGTTTGATATCCAAAACATTTACCTTACATCCACCATAGTTTCTAGCAGATTGAAACCAGTATGCTCTCATCTGGTCATAGTCATCAAAGATGATTGATTGACCACCACATACTAACTGATACTGATGCCTATCGTAGGGTTCATCAGATGTCTGAGCAAACCATTCAGGCAATGCTTTTTGTTTTTTCATAATAAGTAATATTACTTAACATTTATAGAGAAAAAAATAGAGGGTCAGATGACCCTCCATATTCTAGTCTATTTTATCAACCAATGGAAGGAGCAGTCAGAGCAACAGGAGTTGACTCAGCAGCAGCCAGGTCCAGGGGGAAGTTGTGTGCATTTCTTTCATGCATAACTTCCATACCAAGACCAGCACGGTTGAGGACATCAGCCCAGGTGTTCAGAACACGACCTTGACCATCAATGATGGACTGGTTGAAGTTGAAACCATTCAGGTTGAATGCCATGGTGCTAACACCAAGTGCAGTGAACCAGATGCCAACTACTGGCCATGCTGCCAGGAAGAAGTGAAGACTTCTGCTGTTGTTGAAGGATGCATATTGGAAGATCAGGCGACCAAAGTATCCATGAGCAGCAACAATGTTGTAGGTCTCTTCTTCTTGTCCAAACTTGTAACCATAGTTCTGGGACTCAGTTTCAGTGGTTTCACGAACCAGTGAAGAGGTAACCAGTGAACCATGCATAGCAGAGAACAGTGAACCACCAAAGACACCAGCAACTCCCAGCATGTGGAAGGGGTGCATCAGGATGTTGTGCTCAGCCTGGAATACAAGCATGTAGTTGAATGTGCCAGAGATGCCAAGAGGCATTGCATCAGAGAATGAACCTTGACCAAAAGGATAGACCAGGAACACTGCAGAAGCAGCAGCAACAGGTGCTGAGTAAGCAACACAGATCCAAGGGCGCATACCCAGTCTGTAAGACAGTTCCCATTCACGTCCCATATAGGCAAAGATGCCAATCAGGAAGTGGAAGATTACCAGTTGGAAAGGACCACCATTGTAGAGCCACTCATCAAGTGAGGCAGCTTCCCAGATGGGGTAGAAGTGAAGTCCAATTGCATTGGATGAAGGAACAACAGCACCAGAGATAATGTTGTTTCCATACATGAGTGAACCAGCAACTGGTTCTCTGATTCCATCAATGTCCACAGGGGGAGCAGCGATGAAAGCAACAAT